GGCACATACGGTTCACCCGGTTCGTCCTGATAGATTAAATATTTCTTCGGAAATATTGGAAGGGGGCCTTGTGCCCCCTTTTTATTTGGTGTATATTGACTTTAATCCGGGCTTTCCGGTGTATCAAACTGTCCCGGCAGACAACATGCAAGATTGATACGCCTTTAACTGCATGAAGGAAACATCATGGGATTCGCAACTCACCTTGGCCCTTGGTTATTGGGCACTGTCCGTAACACAACCGGCACTACCGTTGGTACTATTGAAAACTGCGGTGCAACCGTTGTTTCTCAAACATTTAAAAAGAACTACGCTGGTCAAGCCGCTTCTGCGACTACTGACACTATCTGTGTATTGCCCGCTGGCGCTCAGATTGTTGACATTAACATTGACACCACCGTTGCGTTTACAGGCTCTACTGCCGCAAACGTGAGCATTGGTGACGGTACAACTGCCGCCTTGTATTGGGCCGCTACGGACGTAACCGCTGTTGGTCGTGCCGCAATTTCTAATGCCGCCGCTAAGTTGGGCGCATGGTGTGGTGCGGCTTCTACCGCTTCACCTAACGGTATCGGTGTTGGCCCAACAGACGTAAAGATTGTTGCCACAATGACTCCAACCATAGCGGCAGTGACTGCTGGTACTGTTCAGTACACAATCATGTACGTGGTTGCTGACTCTAACGGCAATCAATTCCCAGCGTCTGCTTAATTGATCTAGGGGGCTTCGGCCCCCGTTTACAAGGAGATTAATTATGATGCAAACAGACGTTAAATCAGGACACCTTAACAACTCAGGTTTTGCGGTGTTAGGGCGAAACCGTCTTAGAGCCATATCTATGGTTGGTACGGCTACGGCTGGAACACTGGACATTTTTGATACTGTTACTGCACCTGTTTCTGCTACATACGCAAGAACTGCCGCAGTTATTACAGTTACAAAGGTGGCTCACGGGTTGGTTACTGGGGATGTAGTTGGGTTGGCTTTTGCAACAGCAAGTGGATCATCCGGCACAAACGGTAATTACTCAATCACACGTACAGGCGCAGACACTTTTACAGTTACAGACATTAACTCTGGAACTATTGCTGGTGGCACGGTAGCAACATATTCATCATTGTGGCTTGCCAGCTACGATGTTGGCGCGGCTGATTTGTTTGGTAATTTTGCGTTGATTCCCGGAGAAGGGATACTGGTTAAAAACGGTATCTACTTAAACATGAGCAACATAACTTCTGCCAATATTTATTATGGCTGAAACAAAACAGGCAACATTGATGGGACGCAAGCTGTTCATAGGCATTCCTGCTTATGACGGCAAGCTGAACATCAAGACTGCATTTGCATTGGCGCAGTTAATGCCCAAAGCTATGAGTCTTGGTGTGTCCATCACGTTGTCTGATTTGTCAAATTGCTCCATCATTACGATGGCGCGTAATTCTTTAGTACACGAATTCTTAAAAACAGACTGCACAGAGCTTTTGTTTATTGACGCAGATGTAATTGTTAAACCTGACGATATTTTGCGCTTGATGGCGCAAAGTGGTGGCATGGATATAACTGCTGGTGCATACCCACGCAGAGCCAAAGATGCCAAGTTTTTTGCTGACGTGCATTTTGATGACAACGGAGACTTGGAGTTCCAAGGCTCATTGATGCGTTTAAAGCGTGCTCCTACAGGGTTTATGTTGATTCAGCGTCACGTCATTGAGCAGATGATTGAGGCACATCCCGAGTGGATGTACGAAAAACAACCCGGTGAACAGATGGCCGCAGTTTTTGATTTTGCAATCAGGGACGGTAAATATGTTGGCGAAGACTATTTGTTCTGTGATCGAGCTACTGAAATGGGTTTCACTGTTTATATCGATGTTGACATTAGCCTCCCTCACGTCGGACAAGAAGTTTTTGAACGAAACTTCCGAGAAGAAGTTGTGATGCCAATGTTGGAAAACATTTATCAATCAAAATTGAAGGCGGCGTAATGGCGACAAAGAAAAAAGGCCCATCACTAGCTATCGGTCGTGGCGAAAAGCTACCTGCTTCCAAGGGCGCAGGTTTAACTGCCAAAGGCCGTGCCAAGTACAACGCAGCTACAGGCAGTAATTTAAAAGCACCGCAGCCACAGGGCGGCAAGCGCAAAGATTCGTTCTGCGCTCGTATGTCAGGTGTGCCCGGCCCTATGAAAGATGAGAAGGGCAAACCCACTCGGAAAGCTGCGGCTCTTGCGAGATGGAAATGCTAGATCTGAATACAGTATGGTCAACAGTCCTAACAATTATTATGGGTTTGATTGGCTACATGATGAACGAAAAGTTCAGGGAGTTGAATCGCATCAGCATCCTGTTGAACAAAACCCGTGAGGAGGTTGCCCGTGATAACGTTACTCAAGCAGAAGTTGAAAGAATTACAGATCACATTGATCAACGGTTTAACCGCCTTGAAGAAAAAATTGATCAGCTTATTCGCCAAAAAGGTTGATTAATCATGAACCCCGCCAAAGCCGCGTTATTTTTAGCCGATAGAGCAGGAATTGATGTTCCTAAGCCCGTCAGGGTGTTGGCCGATCCAATTGGCTCTGCTATTGATTACTTTGGCCCAAAAGTTAATGAGGCTTTAGGCGCAGCGCCCGGTACGGCAGAGGCCGTAGTAAGCCCAAAAGGATTTGCTAAAAATCTTGCCAAAGAAGTAGGCAAAGATTATTTATCAGACCGGGAAGAAATTCCGGTAGAAGACCGAAGTTTTGCATCTAACGATACAAAGTCAGCTATGTCAGATACATACGCAGACAGCGATATCAATGCATTTAAACGTGGCGGCAAAGTTAAATCTGCGGCAAAATCTAAGGTCAGCAATACATCCCGTCGTGGCGATGGTATTGCACAACGTGGCAAAACCAAGGGGAGGTACTTGTAATGCCAAGCACTAGCAAGAAACAACACAATTTCATGGAAGCGGTGGCTCATAACCCATCATTTGCCAAGAAAGTAGGCGTGCCCATGTCTGTGGGCAAAGATTATTCAACTGCCGATAAGGGCAAGAAATTTTCAAAGGGCGGATCTATGGCTAAGAGCGACATGAAAGAAGATATGAAGATGGACAAGTCTCAGGACAAGGCCATGATCAAAAAAGCGTTTAAACAACATGATGCGCAAGAACACAAAGGCGGCAAGGGCACATCCTTGAAGCTTGCTAAGGGCGGTTTTACAAAATCTGCCAACGGCGTAGCCAAAAAAGGTTTAACCAAGGCCACGCAGATCAAAATGTCAAAGGGCGGCAAAGCCTGCTAAGGAGTTTAAACATGAAACGCAAACATTACGATGATGGCGGAGATGTCATGGAAGCGGCAAATGCTTCCGCAGAATCTCAAAATATTGCTAGCTCTATGGGCGCAGGCCCAAAAAACATGGAAGCGCCTAAAGCCTCCTCTAAGCCCCGTGTTGTTTCCAAAAAAGAATTGGAAGACTCGGGCATGAGTTTGCGCGATTATTTGAACCGTGAGCGTGGCCTTACTCGCCGCAAAGAAAAAGATCCTACTGCCGGTGATTCCCCTGACAAAGCAGCACAAGAAGCCGCAGATGCAATTGATCCCGGTCGTGACATGAGAACACCTCGCTACACACCGCCCGGTTCTGCTCCAAAGCAGACAACTCAAAAACCTAAAGCCAAAGTGTTTTCGCCTGATCGCCCTGACAACAGCTTTCCCGGTAGTAAATTTAAATCCGGTGGCTCTGTAAGTTCTGCTTCTAAACGTGCTGACGGCATTGCCACCAAGGGCAAGACCCGTGGCAAGATGTGCTAAGGATCAACCATGTCAAGAGAAACTACATATCACGATGATCAATCCAAGGGTGGTGGCTACGGGACTATGGCCGCTATGAAGGGTGGCGTAGGCGCAACTGCTGTTGGAGCCAACTATCTAATGGATCTTAAAGCCGAAAAAGATGCTCAAGCCAAGCGCGAAGCAGAATCTGAAATGCAACGTGAAACTCGTGGCGTTAAGAAACCGGCCAATTTTGACGCTATGCAAGAGTCTATTCAAGAGGCTAAAGATGCTGCTGCTCGTAAAAAAATTAGCGGCATGGGCTATTCCAAGGGCGGCTCTGTTAGTTCTGCATCTAAACGCGCAGATGGTATTGCTACTAAAGGCAAAACCAAAGGCACTATGGTTAAGATGAATTACGGCGGGAAGTGCTGAAATGATGTCTAGCCGGGGCATGGGTGACATGCTCCCCTCCAAGATGCCCAAGGGTGCTAAGAAGGCCCGTAGGGATGACACTGACTTCACGCAGTACGCTGAAGGTGGCCCTGTTGGCCTCTATGCCAACATTAATGCCAAGAAAAAACGTATAGCCGCTGGCTCCAACGAGAAGATGCGCAAGCCCGGTGCTAAAGGCGCACCTACTGCTGACGCTTTCGTCCAATCTGCAAAGACAGCAAAGAAGTAATCTATGACCACTACCGGCTCAACCCTATTCAATATGGACTTCACGGAGATTGCCGAGGAAGCATGGGAGAGGGCTGGCCGGGAAATGCGCTCAGGTTACGATCTGCGTACAGCACGCCGTTCAATGAACCTGATGACCATTGAATGGCAGAACAAGGGCATCAACATGTGGACAATGGAGCAGGGTGTAATCAACCTGACTCCGGGTCTTGCCACGTATGCCCTGCCCACAGATACCATTGACCTGCTTGAGCAGGTTATCCGTACAGGGCAGAACACTGCGTCCACACAGGCTGATCTAACGATCACACGTATCAGTGTTTCTACGTATGCCACCATCCCTAACAAACTTCAACAAGCCCGCCCAATCCAAGTTTGGATTCAGCGTCTTTCGGGCGAAGTAAACCCAACTTCGTCAGTGGTTGCAACAGCCGTTTCAGCTACAGACACAACAATAACGCTTGATTCCGTGGTTGGCTTAGCCGGTGCAGGCTTTATTCGCCTTGATACTGAAGACATTTACTACACATACGTCACAGGAAACGTCCTTGGCGGTGTGTTCCGTGGTCAGAACAACACAACTGCGGCAACGCATACCGTAGGTACAGCAGTGTATGTACCCCAACTGCCCGCAGTAACCGTATGGCCTACGCCTGATAACAGTACTCCGTACCAATTTGTGTATTGGAGACTGCGCCGTGTGCAGGATGCAGGTGGTGGTGTAGAGACCGCTGACATGAACTTTCGCTTCCTGCCGTGTTTGGTGGCAGGTTTGGCGTACCACATTGCCGTCAAAGTGCCTGATCTGATGCCCCGCATTCAGATGCTCAAGCAAATTTACGATGAAACTTTTGAGATTGCAGCCGGAGAAGACCGTGAGAAGGCTGCGGTTCGTTTTGTTCCCCGTGCTAACTACATTGGAAGCGGCACGTAATGGGTAATCGATTCGCATCCGGCAAGATAGCGATTGCTGAATGTGATCGTTGCGGCCAACAATACAAACTTAAGCAGCTTAAAACTGAGATTATTAAGCAGCGCAAGTATCAGTTGTTGGTTTGCCCTGAGTGTTGGGATCCTGATCAACCGCAGTTAATGTTGGGTACATTCCCTGTAGATGATCCACAGGCTTTGCGTAACCCCCGTAGGGATACAACGTATGTAACCTCCGGTATTAACAGCAATGGTAATTTGTCAGGTGGTTCACGGGACATTCAATGGGGTTGGCAACCCGTGGGTGGAGCTAGTAATTTTGATGCAGGATTGACCCCCAACTACTTGGTGGCAACGACATTTGTTGGTACAGTATCTATATCTTAAGGAGTTTAAACATGGCATTTACACGATCAGCCGATGGCATAGCCAAAAAAGGCAAAACAGACGGCAAAAACTTGGGCAATAGCGGCCCTACAGCCAAAGAAATTACAGGCGGCAAAAAAACAGCCGGCGTAACCGGTCAAGCTATGCGTGCCGTAGGCCGCAACATGGCTCGTGCAATGAATCAAAAGCGAGGCTAATCATGGCTACATTTAGCAAAAAAATGATGGGCAAAGAAGTTGGCGATGCTTCAGTCTATGCCAAGCCGCACACCATGACCGGTAAGACTGTTAGCGCATCTGCTAACCCCGGTAAAGAACCTAACCGTAGCAAGCTTGATACGCTTGATATGAGTGTTGGCGCTTTTAGCAAATCTGCTGGCGATGAAGGTGTTAAAACTAGCGGCATTAAAGTTCGCGGTACAGGTGCAGCTACTAAAGGTTTGATGGCACGTGGCCCGATGGCTTAAGGTTTAAACCATGACAATGACATACAACCAACTTGTTACTGCTGTACAGGATTACACGCAGAACACGTTTGACACGACTACGATCAATGTAATGATCAAGCAGGCGGAGCAGCGCATCTATAACACGGTGCAGATTGCCAACTTGCGTAAGAACGTCACGGGTGTATTGTCAAGCGGCAATAAGTACTTGGCTTGTCCTGAAGATTTTTTGTCGACATATAGCCTTGCCATATATCCTGCGTCCGGTTCAGGCGAATATTTGTACTTGCTAAATAAAGATGTAAACTTTATGCGTGAGGCATATGCCAACCCTGCAACCACAGGCAAGCCTAAGCATTACGCCATCTTTGGCCCGCAATCTACCAATGTCAATGAGTTGTCGTTTATCCTTGGCCCAACGCCAAATGCTAACTACAACGCAGAACTGCATTATTACTACTACCCTGAGTCTATTGTGACGGCCACAACTACATGGTTGGGCGACAACTTTGACTCTGCATTGTTATACGGAACATTAGCCGAGGCAGGCACTTATATGAAGAGCGGCCCTGAAGATGGTATGTATCAGTTGTACCAAGAACGGTACGTTCAGGCTATTGCACTTCTTAAGAACTTGGGTGATGGTAAACAACGTATGGATGCTTATCGAGATGGTCAGGTACGAGTGGCGGTCTCATGAGCAATATTCTCCAAACTCAGACTACTAGCTTTAAAAAAGAGCTATATACAGGCGTTCATAACTTATCTACCAATACGTTAAAGATTGCCTTGTATACGGCTAACGCTGATTTAAACCAAGACACCACCGTTTATTCTGCAACTAATGAAGTGACGGGTACAGGCTACACGGCTGGCGGTGTAACGCTGACGGGTGTGACAATCAATTCCTCTGGGTTTACAGCTTATGTAGACTTTGCTGATGTAGTGTTTAACGCATCGGTTACGGCTCGTTGCGCGTTGATCTACAACGTCACGCAGGGTAACAAATCTATTGCCGTGTTGGACTTTGGGTCTGACAAAACATCTACCAATTTCACCATCACAATGCCTGCTAACACGGCGACGGCAGCATTGATTCGTTCTTCTAATTAAGGAGCCTCAAATGAGCTTGGACAAAATCACCGCTACCGACCAAGTAGCAGCAATCACAAAATACAACACCATGCCTACTGATGAGATGGCTATCAATGGTACATACCATGCAGTTTGCTACGGCGCTGACGGCCAAGTTAAGTGGGAAGCTCCTATTGAGAACTTGGTAACAACTGTTGGTAAGAACTTGACCTTGGATACCATTCTTGGTAACTCAGCCGCTGGTGCAGTAGTCATGGGTCTTAAAGGTACAGGAACAGCGGTTGTAGCCGACACGCAAGCTTCTCACGCAAGCTGGTTGGAAGTAGGCGGCACTAACGCTCCCGCTTATTCTGGCAACCGTCCTACACCTTCATTTTCCGCCGCCGCTGCTTCTAGCAAGGCTACGTCTTCTGCCGTGTCATTCTCTA